AAATCATTGCCGCCAAGAAAGCCGCCAACGCTAAGTTTAAGGACTACGTTGCCGACGCCTACGCAAAGCACCCAAGCCAACCAACCGCAGCCGACCTAGAGGTCGAGGCAGCCATCAACCGCATCGATCCGCCGGGAAAGCGCAGAGCGGGGCTGGTCATCAGCTCCAAGACTCCTCTGCCGAAAGCAGAGATTGCAGAGAAGGCAGCGCACAAAGAGAACCGCAGCCTCTCGCAGACGAGCGGCGAGGCGATCCCGATGGTGCCGACGAACGCGGATCCAGAGCAGACAACCTGGCACGCAGCCTCGAACGCATTCGAGACAGAGCTTTGCGTGATGCGCGATCCAATGGATTCGGAAGTGGCTTGGCTGGCAATCCGACCCTACCGCGACGGGATGCCGCCTATCCTCCTGCACCGGCTGCCGTGGCTCATGTGGGACTATCCGCACACGCCAACGGACAGCGAGCCGTTCTAAGCATCCGCGAAGCACTCGCCGAACGCGCTCACAAAGCCAGAGCGCGAGTCTGCCCACCGAACCACTGCCCGACCTGCTATTATAAACACTACCGAGCGCTCCTCATCGACTGCTGCATCTGCAACGGCAAGATCGACCCAAGACCTCCCAGACCATTCTCAAACAATAAACTACAATGAACGACAACACCGAAATAACACCGCTCATCCTCGCTGGGGATGGATACCAACTGACAATCTCCTCGGAGGCAGAGGCCCGCAAGGCGGAGCTGATAACCAAGTCCGCCGCGATCACAACCGTGACAAGCAACGACGAAAGCGCCAAGGCTCAGTTCCATTCCCGATCCTTAGCCGCGATGCGGATCGAGGTCGAGAAGAGCCGCAAGCTCGTCAAGGAGCCGGTCAACCGCATCGGCAAGATGATCGACAACGCAGCCGCCGACTTCCTTGCTGAGATCGTGGCCGAGGAGAACCGCATCAAGCAGCTCGTCGGCGACCATGCCGAGGAGGTGCTGCGGATCAAAGCCGATAAGGAGCGGATCGAGCGCGAGGCATTCGAGGCAGCCAGAGCTGCCCGTGAAGCCGCCGAGGAGGGAGGGATTGCCGCAGTCCTCGCCGCTAAGAAAGCCACCGCCGAGAAGCTCCAATCAAGCAACGAGGTCGCTGTGACCAGACTCGCCGACGGCATCCGCTTCGCTTGGGACTTCGAGGTCGTGAACATCGAGGCATTTTATGCTGCCGAACCAGATCTTTGTGAAATAACACTCAAACGCGCAGCAATCCTTACAGCTCTCAAAGAGTTGGAATCCAACGGATTTGATGTCGCTATGCGCGGCATCCGCGCATTCAAAAAACCAATCGTCAGCAGCCGATGAAAGAGTCAACCATCGAGAAGGCGGTCTGCGCCTATGCGAAGCTCAAAGGATGCTTGTCACTCAAGCTCGCTGGGCAGAACCAGCGCGGGCAGCCGGATCGATTGTTTATCCGCGCCGGTCGGTGCTTGTTCGTTGAGTTCAAAGCTCCGGGCAAGCATCCGACCGCGCTGCAGTTGAGATGGCTCACTAACCTTAACGATCAAGGCATGGCGGTCGCATGGTGCGACGACATCGAACGCGGCAAGGATCAAATCAACATCATCTTTCCATAAATACTAACAAACTAAAAAATATGAAAAAACAAAAGACTAAGGATTATGATTCCTTTATTAAAAACAAAATACGCAAAGCTCAAGAATACGGCTTTGACCCATCACCTATCACCGCGCCATTATTCGATTGGCAGAAGCAAGTAGTCCAATGGGCGATCAAGAAAGGACGTGCTGCATTATTTGAGGAATGCGGACTAGGAAAAACATTCCAGCAACTTGAATGGGCGCATCAAGTATCAATCCATACTAAAAAGCCAGTATTGATTCTGACACCGCTGGCAGTTGCAAAGCAAACTGAATCAGAGGCTTTAAAGTTTGGATATCAGGCTAAGGTAGTATCTGACGAATCAGAGATCGACGGATCTAGTATTTATATCACGAACTATGATAAGTTGGATCACTTTGATTCGATTGAGTTCGGTGGCGTAGTTTTGGACGAATCAAGTATTCTTAAAAACTTTACAGGAAAAACACGCAGACGGCTGACGGATCGTTTTTCAGATACTCGTTTTCGTCTTTGCTGCACAGCCACACCATCGCCAAACGACTATACTGAGTTTGGGCAGCACGCTGATTTCCTTGGCGTTTGTTCACCTATGCAAATGCTGGCAACTTACTTTGTAAATGACACGTTCAATACTGGCGATTGGAGATTGAAAAAACACGCAGAAACTACATTTTGGGAATGGGTATCTAGCTGGGCCGCATGTATCTCAAAACCTTCTGACATTGGATATCCAGATGACGGATATGATCTACCTAAGCTGAATCTTGAAACGATTATCGTGGACGTGGATGAAGTTGAAGGAGCGGATGATGGAGAGATGTTTCGTATCTCAACTTTATCAGCTACCACGATGCACAAAGAACTACGCATGACTGCTCAACAGCGAGTTGATGAAGTTGCGAAGTTGGTCAATAGCTCGGATGAATCTTGGATCGTTTGGTGCAATACAAACCTCGAAAGTGATATGCTAAAAAAGGCGATTCCAGACGGCATTGAAGTCAAAGGAAGTGATACCGCTAAATACAAAGAGAACGCCGCAAACGGGTTTGTATCAGGTGAACATCGAGTTCTTATCTCAAAGAGCGGTATCTTTGGATACGGGATGAATTGGCAACATTGCCGAAACGTGGCGTTTGTCGGTCTTTCATATTCATTTGAGGACTTCTATCAGGCTTTACGTCGATCGTATCGGTTCGGACAAAAGCGCGAGGTTAACGGATACATCGTACACGCAACAACTGAGGGCGCGATTATGAAAACAATTAAACGCAAGATAGCACAACACGAGGAAATGCAGTCACAAATGAAGATTGCAGCAGAATGCTTTAGAGAATCATCGAACAAAAAGAACACTATGAAAACAGACATTGATAAACAGACAGGAGACGGTTGGACAGTATATCACGGCGATTGCGTGAGGGTAGCAAAAGAGATTCAAGATCATTCGATTGACTTCTCAGTCTTTTCGCCACCGTTTGCTGATCTTTTCACCTATTCAAATGACCCTCAAGACATGGGGAATTGTGACGGGTTGGAAGATTTCACCGCACATTTTGAAATCCTAATCGAAGAAATGAAACGTATCATGGTTCCGGGGCGTGAGGTTGCGGTTCATTGCGTTGACTTGCTCGCTACAAAATGGAAACACGGGGCAATTCAATTCCAAGACTTTAGCGGCGAAATCATCCGCGCATTTTGGCGGCATGGGTTTCTTTTTCATAGCCGCATCTGCATTTGGAAATCACCCGTCACCGAGATGCAACGCACTAAGGCTCACGGATTGCTTCATGCAACACTAAAAAAGGATTCGTCAGATTCTCGTGTTGGATGCGCTGACTATCTTCTTGTTTTTAAAGCACCCGGCAAGAATCCAAAGCCAATCGTTAAAAACGCCAATGATTATCCAGTTTCATGGTGGCAAGAAGTAGCTAGTCCCGTATGGATGACAGTCGATCAAGGCAATGTTCTAAATAAGAACGGCGCAAAAGATCACAAAGACGAAAAGCACATTTGCCCATTGCAGTTGGACGTTATCGAACGCGCCGTGACCCTTTGGAGTAATCCCGGCGATCTGGTTTATTCTCCTTTCACCGGCATCGGCAGCGAGGGTTATAAGTCGATCCAGCTTGGTCGCAAGTTCATCGGGAGCGAACTGAAAGAATCATACTTTAATCAGGCTTGCCAAAACCTAACTAACGCAAACGCACAACTTACGTTATTGTAATAATATGAGCCAAACCTTCAAGCCGTTCGCCTACCAGCTCCCGATGATCGACCACCTGCTCGATAACGATCGGGCCGCGTTGTTCGTCAGCCCGGGAAAAGGCAAGACGGTCGTCACGCTGACGGCGATCGACGCGCTGGCGACCATCGGCGACTTCAAAGCTGCGCTCATCGTCGCACCGCTCCGCGTCTGCTCGATCACATGGCCTGCGCAGGTCGAGCGCTGGGCGCATACCCGATGGATGAGGGTGGCACACTTGCGGACCGCAGCAGGGCTGAAAGCATGGCACGAAGGCTCCGCCGACATCTACCTCATCAACTCCGAACTCCTACCCAACCGCCTGCCTCTCATGTTCCCGAAGCGGAAAGACTTCACCTGTCCGGTTGACACGTTGGTCATCGATGAACTCAGCCTCGCCAAAAACCCGCAGTCGAAGCGGTTCAAGGCGCTGCACAAGCACCTCGCCGCGATCGATCGCCGCTGGGGACTGACCGGCACGCCGATCCCGAACAACTACCTCGATCTCTTCATGCAGGTCAAGATGCTCGACGATGGTAGCCGCCTCGGTCGCACGTTCACCGCCTACCGCGATGCTTACTTCTACGCAGCCGACTACATGGGCTATACCTACAAACTCGTGACAGGATCCAAGGAGGCGATCGATGGCAAGCTCGCTGACCTGGCGCTCGTCATGGTCGGCGACCCGACCGACCTTCCAGCTTCCAGCGTCATCGACATCCCGGCAGTCATGCCAGCCGAGGCTCGCAAGCAATACAAGACGCTCGAGAAGGAGATGCTCGCCGAGATCGAGGATGGCGAGATTACCGCACCGTCCGCCGGCGTGCTGGTCAACAAGCTCCTGCAACTCACCAGCGGCGCCGTCTACGATGCCGACCGCAACGTCCTGCCAGTTCATACCGCCAAGATCTCCGCACTCCGTAGCGTCCTCGACAGGCACCAAGGCGAGCCTGTCCTCGTCCTCTGCGCGTTCAAGCACGAATCCGCCAGAGTCCTCGAGGCGATTCGCGGTGCGAGGATGTTCGACGAGCGCAACCTCGACGACTGGAAGGCTGGCAAGATACCAGTCTGGGTCGCTGACCCTCGATCTCTCAGCCACGGCATCGACGGGCTGCAAGTCTCCTGCAGGATCGCCGTCTGGGTCAGCCTCACCTACTCGCATGAAACTTATGTTCAGACCAACGCTCGGCTCATTAGAACTGGACAAACTGCCGAGACTCTGATCTATCGACTGATCTGTTCCGGAACGGTCGACGACGCTGTCGCCGAGGCACTCCGCGACAAATCTGACACCCAGAGCGGAATGCTCTTGGCTGTCCGCGCTCTCCAGCGCATGAATTGAAAATATCCAAACCAAAACAACATGAAACAAGAACTTGGAAACTTAATGGCGGAGGATCCGCATCAGGAGTCAATCAATCTCCTCACTTACAGACTCAACGCAGTCACGATCGAGCGGGATGAATGGAAGGCAAAATTCATCCAGCAAAACAAAGACCTTGGCTGCGAAATGATGGACCAAAACGGAACCATCTGGGACCACGCGAAGAAATTACAAGGCGACCTCGCCGCCGTCACCGAGCAGCGGGACAGGCTGGCGGAGGCTTTAACTGAAATAGCAAGAGGCGAGCCAAACTGGGCAGGCTGTGTTGTATTAGCCAGAGAAGTTATCCAATCCCTAAACCAAACAGAACCAGAATCAAAAGACCCACATCGTTTTTGCAGAGGTGGCGGAGGTAACAACTTCCATTGCGGATGCAAGTATGATGGCTAACAAACCAACCAACCGAACTATGAACACAACGACACCGAGGACTGAAAAAGTATGGAAGAAGGGCGGAGGCTTACAATCTATGGACTTTCACGCACGAACCCTAGAACGCGAGCTAACCGCAGCACGGGAGGAACTGGTTGAAACACGAAAGGATTTTATGTGCTTAGCTGAACTTTTAGACGGGCATGACGCAACCGAGTGTAGGATGAATTTAGTCAGGCTAAAGGAGCAGCTGGACAGGCTGGCGGAGGCACTAGAGCAAATACTAGAATACCAAGGTAGATTTGCCGAAGAAGATCCAGAAAGTATCGCCCGCGAAGCCCTCCAATCCCTAACCACGAACGAACTATGAACACAGACACACCGAGAACAGATAAATTTACTTCTACATGGGATTTTCATGATGAACCATTTGAAGCAGCAGAACACGCCCGAACACTTGAACGCGAACTAACCGCAGCAAGGGAGGAACTATCTGAATGGAGTATCTTAAACGGCTGGGGCGGTACTCCAGAAATTATCAACGATTTTATCAAAGGGCAGCAAACGAGAATCCATTACGCTCAAAACCTAGATGAAGAACTAACTGCAGTCACCGAGCAGCGGGACAGGCTGGCGGAGGCGATGAGGCAGATGAGGTCGAGCGGCGACATTGTAATTTGTAGTCAATCGGCAACAAATTTAACCACGAACGAACAATGAAAATAATCACAACAAAACAAAATATCATTTTTGGAGTTAAAAACCCGCTTCCCTTGTCTGGATTTCCCAAAGGAAAAGTTAAAATAAAGATGAGAAATAATGATTTTGCTTGGGCTTACGTTAAAACCACAACAGGGATTTTAAAATATGCGATTGAGGAGAAAAACGGGTGCTGGACGCCTAGTTTTTCACCAGCTTGCAATTTCAGGACAACCAACACGAACGAACTATGAACACAGACCTAGTCAACCATCCGCCGCACTATAAGAGCCACCCTAGCGGCGTCGAGTGCATCACAATCACCGAGCATTTCAACTTCTGCCGAGGCAACGCCATCAAATACATCTGGCGAGCCGGCGAGAAGGACTGCGAGATTAAAGATCTCAAAAAGGCCGCTTGGTATATCCAACGCGAGATCGAACGGATGGAGAAATCCATCAAGAAAACTCATCCAAAACTCATCCACAACGGCGTCGGGATCGCTGATATGTATCAGCCAGGCGAGCTTGAAAAAGAGCTCATGACAAAGAAAAACCTTGCATGATTAAAAAAGCCACGTATTCTTACCTCGTCGCGCTTGCGGCCATTGGATCTGACCCGATGCAAATCACGATAACAAAATGCGCCCCGTTGCGCGAGAGTGTCCCGGCAATGCTGGGAGTCAGACGCTCTTGCCTCGGGGCGCGCCTGTTTAAATTATGAATGATTTATCATATTGGAGAAATATACAGACGCAATGCAAAAGATGTGCGTCAAATTACGGTGGTAACAAGACCGTTATTTTAGTTTGGGGCGCACGCAGAATAAGGAGCGGCGCATTACAATATGGCAAAGTATGTCCTGATTGCCATTGGATAGATTCAATCAAAAAAGATCATTTTGCTAAAATTGTAGGAGATTCTGATTTTCCTTGTTTTGAAGACGAACAAGAGACATGCGTAAAATGTTTGCAAAAAGGGGCGGAACTTCATCATTGGGCGCCACGTCATTTATTCCCAACAGATGCTGACAACTGGCCTACATCATATCTTTGTAAAAAATGCCACACAGAATGGCATCGTAAAGTTACTCCACTAATGCACCTTCCATATTAAATGAAAACAATCATGCAACATCCCGAAATAGACTTTTACTCATCCGCGACATCAACGAGCGCGATGGCAACCACAACCCTCGAAGACCTGATCGCCGCGATCCAGAGCGACGAGTTCGCCAACAAGATCGCCAAGCTGCGCAGCACGCT